GCCACCCGATGGATCTAAACCATAAAGAGCAGCGTTATCACTAGGATATACTGTTACGGATTGTATTACATATAACCCTAATGTAGAGTTATATTGCTTCATTACAATACTTGTGCCTTGGTTTACACTATTAGATTTTTGCCACACAGAGCCTGTTGGTTCTGGCATAGCACTAAATGTATTCCATTGTGGTACAGTATAACTTGGACTTACTTGATATTCTGGAGCATTGTATGTTCCTGCTGTTAAGCCTAACGCAGCAAATGAAGTGCCAGCATTATTAGCAAGAACTACTGTTCCTTCATTTATAGCAGTACCTGTGCCGCTTACATATGGAGCTGTAGTTGTAGTCGCAAAAGTTACAGTAGTAGATGTTGACGCTGTAACTGTATAATAGCCATTATATAATGATGTATTAGCTGATCCAGTGTTACTAACTCCAGAAAGATAAATTGTACTGCCAATAACATATGGTGTTGGTACTGCTGTACTAAATGTTACAGTAGCAGTAGTGCCATTAGATGTTAAATTAGTTATAGATGACACAATACCTGCCGTAGTATCAGCATATAAGTTTAATGCGCCACCGATATTAGCCGCATATACTCCAGTAATACCTGCTTGGTTAATAGCATCAACAATAAGAGATACAGTAGGACTCGACGGTACAGTAATTAATATATTATTAATTTTAAATGTATCACTAGCTGTTAATGATGAACTACTTGGTGTATTTGTGCCTTGAATAGTTGGCCAAGAAGTTTGCCATGGGGCACTACCAAGTTGAACCCAAGTATTATACAAATTACCAAAATAAGCAGCTGCATACGAACCAGCTTGCGATGCTGTTGGGCCGCCACGCTTGAAATAAATTGGATTAGATGTGTTAGTAGCAACAACAGCATATTGGCCAATACTGCCATAACTTTGTAATGGTACAGTTGATGATGGAGTCAAGTAATCTTGATTTGTAATTACTGACGGAATTACATTAGTAAATGTTCCACTAACTTGATTCCATGTGAATAATCCCCATTGTGTATTAACTGTATCTAACCAGTAAGTACCATTATCTGGACTTCCTGTTGGGCGGGTTAATGATGCTGTAAGAGCAGCTAAGTCAATATCAGCACGAAGTACATAACATTGATTTGTAACACCTAACGCAGAATAAGCAGCTAATAAGCCGTATTCATTAAGTTCATATCCATTGATAGGAGTACCGTTAGTTGTTTGATAGAAGAACGGAACACCATAGTTGGCAGATAGAGCTCGTTGACTAGTTGCTAAGAACAATTTGCCAGCATTTACGGCTAATGTTCCTGGGGCAATACCTGTACCATCTGCGGATAGTTTATTTGACGCTGTAGCGATAACTACAAACGGCACCGAATTCGTAGCGGCCGGAAGATATTGACTTTCGTCAACTACTGTAACTTGTACGCCTGGAGATACTAATGTGCTAGCCATGTTTAAAATCCTTTTTTATTAATATTAATATTTAGTATTTTAATCAAAAAGAGCACGATAACCACGGCCTATATAGTAGGTTCGTAGCTATAGATATAGCTAAATAGGTGTATGCGCCCCGTATGTCCAGCTTGTAATCAACGCCCTAGAGCCGTTGCCTACCACAGAAACGATAAAATTTATTATCGCAGTAAGTGTAGCTTGTGTATTCGTAAGAAAAGAAAAGAAAAACCGCAAACTCCACGCTGGGAACTTAGCGGTTATAAAAAGAAAAATGTATGCGACCGTTGCGGTTTTAGAGCTAGATGGGCCGCACAATTACTAGTATATCATATAGATGGAAATCTAAATAATAGTAGCGTTCGTAACTTAAAAACTATATGCTTGAACTGTGTAGTAGATGTTAAGAAGGCTGATCTTCCGTGGAAGTCTGGAGATCTTGAACCAGATTCTTAACTTGTTTATACAAATTGTCTAACCCATCGGCATTATTATCAATAATAGCGTCAAAATCAGTGCCGATCCACGCTGTTTCGCTAGCATGAATATTAAAGTGTGATAACTTTTCTTTACTAGTTGACCAAGTTAAATTTCGTTCAGGCCCGCGGTTTACTATTTCTGCTAGCTTAAACCATTCGGGTTCAGACCCACGAGTAACTCTTATTACTATGCCACCAGATTTTTTAATAGCTTTAATTTCATTAGGAAAACGACAGTCAGAAATTACAATATCATCATGGGTTTTTCTTAATTTATTTTCCAATGCCGCAATCCAAATATCGTCATGGAACGCTTTTCTTGCTACTTCGGTGCCCCAAAATTGTAGTACATAGCGTGGTGTCAAACCAGGAATACCCAAGCGTTCTGCCCACCATGGATCTACTTGTTCACGCCATTCACGACTTTCGCGTGTACGACCTTCAAGCAATTCGCGGTCCCATCCAAATATACTAGCTACAGCATCTTTAAGTGTATGAGCAAATGATTCTCGTCGGAATTGATGTATATTTTGTAAGTAATCAGCAATAGTGTCTTTGCCTGATCCAATTAATCCACAAATTCCAATAATCATAATGCGTCCTTTTTGTTAAATTACTTAATGGCAGTAATGCCAAGATGCTTGAATGTTGCTTGAAGCATATCTATTTGTCGTTTGCAGTCTTGTAATGCGTGATGTTCTGTTGGCGGGCGAGGACAGTCGGGCCACAAAGAGTAAATTGTACGGGCATCTCGTACTTTATAAAACTGCCAAGGTTGAACTTTGCCTAAAGATTTGTAAGCGTGTTCAAGAATGTTCATGTCATAAGTTGGACCGTTGGCCCAAACAAAGTCGGCGTGCCAGCAAATCTTGTGTAATCCTTCTAACGCATCACCTAATGAAATTCTGTTATCTTCAGCAAATGCTTCTGCGGATGCTTCCGGCTGAGTAGCCCACCAATTTATTGTATCTTCAGTAATAACTCTGTCTTCTTGGCTTTCTAATGTAACCCTGGCATAAAAACTATTCGCTCCGTAGCCACTACCAAATGGGTCAAAAGATTGTGCTGCGATTGTCAAAATCGTAGCGTCTGGGGTCGTTGCCAACCCTTCTATGTCTATCATTATATGTTGTGCCATACTGTAAGTATAGCACGATTTAGACTAGATTACAATAGGAGTTTAACCAAAGAAATCGTCAAATAATTGGTCTCTGGACTTGTCGCAGCGCATGCCTTTTATACCGTTTTCGCTCAATCCAATAACACGAAGATTAGTATAATGCCCTATGATATAAGGTGGTATCGATTCTCGAAAACCTTGCTGGATGCTGTAGATATGGTCCAATGCATTATGGCTTCGGTTCAATCTAGTGGGGTTTATGTCATCAAAATGATCACGCCAGCTTTCCTCGGTAATCCGCCACACAGCGTCATAGTATATGCGGCGCAACGACCTTTCCTCTCGAGGAGTACAGCCACGCTCTACTGCTTTTTGGTATATTTTTTCTTGGACTGCTTTGTCTTTACTTGGATTATCTACACCGTATTTTTTAAGCCAGGTACTCTTTGTTTTTTCAAGTATTGATTCGGTATCTCGTTTAGAACGATCTACAATAATTCTACCAGTAGTATAGCCATTAGAATATTTTTTATTTGCTTTTTTGGCTTTTTTAGGATCTTTGCTACGCCAATGATTATCGCCTGCAATAGTTTTGCTCAGTTTTTTTGCTACATCTTTTCTACTTGCTTGCAATGATGAGTAGGTAAGATATCTATTCTCGTGCCACTTTACCTCAATACCTATTTCTGGACAGAGGGGTATTTCATATGTGTTATTTAATACGTGCCAAATACGTTGCTTAGGTTTTGCGGTAGCAGGTAGAAACGATGTAGCGTTTAGTATATCTGCCCATAACTCAGGATGAGTCTTTTTGAGCATTTTGGTAGCAGATTTGTTGTAGCTTGTATCGTTGACAATAATGTCTTGTAGTATAGATTTCATACTACTATTTATACACTATCCTATAATCCAAGTCAATCTCAATCTATCCAATCAGCCTATCACCCATGTGAGCGGCTGGCTGCCATCAACATAGTTTTTCAAATCTTCGATACATTGTTGCATTAATGCTGTACCTTCGGCCTTCATTGCGGCTCCATTTAAGGAAGTTGGGCCTTGCGGGCCGGATATTGACGCAAATTTTTCGCGAGCTTCACCAATTATTACTTTACAATTGGCATGCATAAAATTACGAATCCACTGACGAATTTGATAGTCAGAGAGTAAATTTACTTCTGGCTTTAAGTTGTAAGTCCAAAGTAATACATTTTCGCCTACTCCCTTAGGATCACGAATTAATTGTAGTTTTTTAGTAACTGGATTCCATGTATAGTTCATGTAAGCACCAAACATACGGCCAGCAAGTTCGACATACTGTGAGTAAAAATCGTATGTAGCAAGTCCGCCAGCCACATTAAAGTTCATCAAATAAACATTTAATGTTGCTTGAGAGAATGGGTCAAAATTGGAGGCATACGGGCCGGTTGAATCGCCAAAAGTTCTGCGAAAAATTTGACGAACTTGAATAACTTCTTCTGGCAAATCGTAGATATTTACATTAGTTACGAGCTCCATGAAGGTATAACTTTCTTCATAAGCGTTTTGTGCTCGTTGACGATATGTGCCGATTGCGTTACGATATGCTGATTCGTAATGAGCCGCATCTAGCTCAATATCAATCATTTGATCGCCTAATTGAAGGCGAACATATTCAATTAAATTTTGTTTTAATGTTTCTAATGTAGATTCAGATTGCAATGCCATATGGACTCCGTGTCCATATATTTAGCATTTTCACCAAGCCTTTAGAATGATTATATTCTCGTTGCCCCGGCCCGTAAACTTGGTTTCTGTAGCCTTAATATCCCCAAACGATTTACGCATTGCTGGTTTTCCGCCCGACATAACTGCTTTGATTTGTTCAGCTGGTTTGCGTAAAGTTTTCTGTACAGTTGTTAAAGCATCAAAAGCAATAATAGCGGAACCTTTTACTGCAAATGTACCCAAGTGTGCGTCGGCCATTACATGAATTAGCTTGCGTTTTGCTGTATCATATAACCATGCTTCGCTTGCGCCAACAAGTTTTGCTGGATTTTCAGATTTAAGA